TACAAACTAATGCGTGCAAAATTGCATGTAAAGTTCGTGATTAATGGAAATGGTTTCTATTTTGGTCGTGCTATCGGAGCATATCTACCAATGGATCTGTATGACAATATGACAAATTCAGCTGCTACCAACGTGCAGCAGACTTTGATACAGAAGTCGCAGTTGCCTAAGGTCTTCTTGGATCCAACAACATCACAGGGTGGTGAATTAGTTTTACCGTTTTTCTGGCACAAAAATTATTTAAATGTGCGACAAGCAGAATGGAGGGCTATGGGCGCACTTTTGGTGCAATCCATTAATACTCTACATCATGCTAATGGTGGAACTGGTTCTATCAGCATCAATGTATTTGCATGGGCTGATGAGGTTCAATTGAGCGGATTGACCGACATTGATTCTAATGGACTAGTACCTCAATCTGGTTCAGAAATTGATGAGGCCAATGCGAAAGGAGTGATATCGGGACCAGCTACAGCTATTGCTCGTGTTTCTAATGCTCTAGTACACGTACCTACTATAGGTCCGTTTGCAACGGCAACATCTGCATTAGCAACATCTGTTGGGGGGATGGCTAAGTTATTTGGCCTCAGCCGTCCTAACCATACTGTTGATCCTTCTCCTTATCGCCCCACCGTTATATCGTCGTTAGCCACAACAACGACACCGGATAACGCTCAAAAATTGACCGTTGATGATAAACAGGAACTGACTATTGATCCGGCAATAGCAGGCCTGTCGAGTGAGGATATGCTTTCCATTAAAGCGATTGCAGCGCGTGAATCTTTCATTACTAAGTTCACGTGGCCTCTCGGAGCACCTACTGGAAATTATTTGTGGAATTCCGTAGTGACACCCGTGATTTGGGATGAACTCGGAGATCCAAAAGGATTTTACTTTCCAGCATGTGCTGCTGCGGCCCTACCCTTTGACTATTGGACTGGTACTATGAAATTTAGATTTTAAATTGTTTGTAGTGCCTTTCATAAGGGTAGACTGCGTGTTGTATATGATCCTGAACATCTAAGTGGATCAGACACATATAATACGACTTACTCACAAATTGTGGATATTGCCGACAAGACTGATTTCACTTTTGAAGTAGCAAATTCACAAACGCGAACGTTGTTGAGGCATTCTAGACCTGGGTTTGCTACTAAGGAGTCTGTCTACAAC